CAGCAGCGAGACGATCGACAGCCCGAGCGCGAGCAGGTCGACGCTCACGCGCCCGCGTCGATCTGCTCGGCCATCAGCGTCAGATTCTCGGCGAGCTCGCGCGCGGAATCGGGCAGCAGCGTCACCCAGCCGCTGTCGCCGAATTGCACGAGCACGGCCCGTCGGCCTGCGGGGTCGTCGACGACGTCGAGCTCGACGGGCAGGCGCCCGCTGCTCACGACGCCCGCCGTCCGCGATGCTTCGGCGTGTAGCCCTTCCGCTTCGGGCAGCCGCCGTCTTCGGTCAGGTGCTCGACGAGCTCGGCCTGCTCGGCGTACTCAGTGCCGCAGTACGGGCAGACGTTCGGGTTCGTGCCGCGCTCAGGCATTGACGAGCCGCACCGTCGTCGCGTCGACGATCACGAGCCGCTGCCCTGGGCGCATCACCCGCTGAGCGGCTGCCAGCAGCCCAGGATCGACGCGTGAGCGCTCCACACGTGACGAGCGGGCTCGTGCCTCAGGCGCGCGTTCGCGGCGCTGTGAGCGCCCGCTGACGGGCTCGCTGACGGTGACGATCGCGACCGTGTCGCGGATGCTCACTCGCCCAGCCTCAGCAGTCGAGCGATCCGACGGCAGCGCTCGGGATCGTCGCCGAGCGGCGGCGCCTTCGCTAGCTGTCGCTCGATCCACGCGTGCAGCTGCGGGTCGTCGGCGGGCATGGCTTCGTCTTCGTTCCTTCCCATGCCGCCCACGGTAACGCCGAACGGCGCCGCACGCCCCCAGGCACGCCCCCCAGCGGGCCTCACGTCACGCGCGGCGCCGTCCCTTTGACGGAACGCCCGGCCTCGCTGCGCCGTAACCGAAGGGTGCGACGGGATCGCTTACCTATGGGGTGCGCCCATCGGGTACGGGTGAGCTCAGCCGGGCGCCCCTGCTCAGGTGAGCCCAGCCAGCTCGACTAGCGCTCGGATCGTGCCCCCCGCACGACCCGAACCCGAGCGAGCTGCGAAGCGGTCGAGCGTGTCGACTGCTCCATGCTGCGTGCTCCCGGCAGGCAGCAATCTAGGGGACGGACGGGCGAAATGGGAACCCGGGCGCCCCAGTGTGAGACGCCCTCCACCCCTGAGGATGAGACGCCCTAGTCGTCGTCGTCGAGCTCGTCGCGGCGGCGCCCGTGTCGGCAGCCGCGCGTCATGTGTATGTCGATCGTGTAGCTGCGCAGCACGGCGACGATCAGCACGAGCGCAAGCGGCGCGATCGCGATGACGGCGACGATCGCGAGGTTTCGGGCGTCGCTCGTCGTCATCAGTACAGCGCCCAGAGCACCACGCTCAGGGCGACGGCGGCGACGGCGGCGCCGACGAGCAGCAGCGTCACCACGGGATCGCCTCGCCGTACGGGCGATGATCCGAGCTCGCGTCGTCTTTCAGCAGCTTCGCCTTCGTCGGCTTGCTCGTCGCCCAGGTCGCGTCGATCAGGCGGTTACCGTGCGTCCCCTTGTCTGCGGGCGGCTCGCGGTCGCCCGCCCAGGTGCAGAACATGCTCGGGAACGTGTCGCCGACGTAGCCCATCCAGCAGCCTTTATGAAAGTCGACGTTCCAGTCGGCGACGATCAGGGCGACGTCAGGGTGATCGCGCTGCCGGATCTCGTTCCAGTAGTCGGCCCAGCCGTCGACAGCTGAGCGCCACGCCTGCGCCTGCTTGTTGTCGTTCAGCTCGCACCCGTTCTGCACGTTGCTCGGTAGGTGACATACCGACACGAGCGCCGTGTCGCCCGTGTCTTCGTTGCCCAGCAGCGCCGAGCCGCAGTGCGTCTCGTGCGTGCGCCCCTGCCCGTCGACCCACGTCTTGCCGGTGAGCTTGTGCGCTTCCTTCCACAGCGGCGAATATTGCGCCTTGCGCCACATGATGCCGACGTCTGTCGCGCTGGGAACCCAGGCAGCCCAGTCGGGGTCGGCGTCTTTGAGCACCTGTGTGCGGGCGTCGCTGCCGACTTCGGTGAACGTGAGCAGCGTCGCGTTCGGGTCGTCGGCTTCGACGGCGCGCTCGACTTGATCGGCGAGCGACTGCGGGCTGTTGCTGTACAGCGACGAGCTGTGTGCGTGTCGGAACGTCGGCATCGCTAGGTCGCCTTCGTGACCTTTTGCCACAGCTCGCGCAGCACCTGCTGCCGCGCCTTGCTCGTGTCGGCGCCGCTCCCGGGCTGCGTCACTGTCATGTGTTCCTGCCAGGCGCCGTCGACTTCGTCGTGCACGATGTCGCGCAGCTTGTTCCAGTCGGCTTCGTTCATCTCATCCCCTAGCGGTAGGTCGATGCCGTTTAAGTCTTCGGTCCATCCGAGATAGTCGTCGCCCCAGGCGCGCTCGGGCCAGCCGAGATCGGCGTCGCTGACGTGACCCGAGCTCGGGCAGTCGGTCGAGCGCATGTCGTCGCCTTTCCATATGACGATGTGCCCGTACTGCCCGCCTGCGTAGAAACACGGCGCGCCGAGCGGCGGCGTGCGGTCGCCCGGATGCTTGTGACGGGCGCCGTGCCACGCTTCGATTGCCGAGCCGTACAGGCTGGGCAGCCGCCAGCACTGATCGCGAACGTACTTCTGGCAGTAGCCCGTCGCGTAGCTGCTGACGGCGTTCGCGTTCCTGACGGCCTGCTCGGCGCTGCTCGCGCTCACGGCTTCATCGCCGCCTGTGCTCGGCGCAGCACACTGCGCAGCGCGGCGATCCGCAGCAGCAGCTGCGCGACGTCGTGATCGTCGCCGTCGGCGTGCTTCAGCTGCGCCCAGACGTCGTCGAGCAGGATCAGCGTCACGGCGATCGCGAGCCGCACGTCGGGCGGGTCGGATTCCTGCGGTGTGCTCACGGCGTCGCGACCATCGGCTGCACGACGGCGAGAATCATGCCGTCGGTAATGACGTCGTCGCGGGCGCCTGTGTTCGGGTTCGCATTCTCGCTCGACGTCGCGCGCGCTGAGTCCCAGGCAGCGACCCAGTCGGCGGCGCTGACGACGGCCCACATGTTCTGACGGGCCCATTCGATCGGGTCGCCGACGTAGCCTTCGTCGGCTGCGCACGCGGCGACGCGCGCCGCCAGCGACTGCGACCCGACCATCTCGACAATCGACGTGTACGTCATCGCCTGTTCCTCTCTCTCATCCCGTGCCGCCGAGCCTGTGCCCGTCGAACATGCTTCGGTTGGCTTGAATGTTGCTCAGGCTCACGTACTGCCCGGTGACGACGACTTCGAAGGTGTCGCCGACGAGCGCGTCGAAGTGTGCCGCCGCGACGACGTCGACAAAGTCGCCCGGCAGCGTGCTGCCGACTGCCTCGCGTATGGCGATCTGCACGCCGCTGCGCCGTTGAATGATGTTGACGAGATGCCAGATGTTCCCCGAGCCGCCCGTCTGCTGGAACGTGCACGACGTCGACACGTAGTACACGCCCGGGGTAGCGACGACGAGCTGCTGCTGATTGGCGCTCAGCGCGAGCCCGCTGCCGCTGTTGCTGCCGTTCCATCCGACGACCTGCGCCGCCGTACTCATCTGATACGTCGACGCGAGCGTGACCGAGCGCCACGCGGGCAGGTCGAGCCGTATCTGCGCCCAGAGCATCGCCGTCGTGCCGACGATGTCGGTCGCCTTGCACGTCGTACCCCAGCGGGTGCCGCCGTACAGCGTGCCGCTCGTGACAGCGAGCATCGCGCCCGCCAGCTGTAGCGGCGTCGTCGCGTCGGCGGCGCGCTGCCAGACGCCGTTAGCGCCCGTGCCGACGGTGACGACGGTCCATACGCCGTTATTGACGTGCCCGCCCGGCACGGCTTTCAGCACACGGTCGCCCAGGGCGAGCGCGACGCCGTCGACCGTGCTCGGCGCGGCGCTCGTCGGCACGCTCGTGCTCGTGTCGACGGCGCGTACGGCTTCCTTCGGCCAGCTGTTGCCCGGCAGTACGGCGACGCCTGCGCCTGTGCGGCTCGACGTCGACGCGTCGACCCGCGCGACGGTCGCGTTGCTGTCTACCGAGCCGACGCGGAACGTCAGTCGGCAGACGGTGTGACCCGCTGGGATGACGAACGATCGGCTGTACTGCGTGAACGTCGCCGACAGCGGCGTCGCCTCTGAATTCTGCTGTGCCGAGACGCCGTCGAACGGCCCGGGCGTGCCCGACGCCGCCGACATGACGCCGATCGTTAGTGACGGGTTGCCGCTCACGGCGCGCGCCCAGATACCGACGTCGACCGTGTCGCCCGGGTTCACGGTGAACACGGATGACAGAGCGAGCTGATTGTTCCCGGCGCCCGCTGGGACGGTGACTGTCAGCGAGCGCGCGCCGAACAGCACATCGCTCGTCTCGGTGCCGACGGTGCACCCGCCGTTCTGCCAGAACGTGTCCCAGCTCGTGAGCGGCGGGCCCCAGGTTTCAAAGCTCGGGTTCAGGTGCAGCGCCGACGCAGCTGAGCCGAGCGCGAGCGGCACGACGACGCCCGTCGGCGTCTCAAAATACGGCAGCCCGTCGGCGGCGAAGTACGGGCCCGCTGCGTGCCCCGCTGCGGGCAGCGCGGGCGCCGCGCCCTGAAACGTCTGCACGAGCGGCGCGTCGAGCGTCTTGCTGCCCGTGATCGTCTCGGCGCCCGTCTTGTGCACGACGGCGGCGTCGCTCGCTGCGCCGACGATGCGCGCGTCGTTCCCGGCAGCGGCCTGCTGCGCGCCTGTGCCGAGCGTGCGCAGCGACAGCGTCGCAGCAGTGCCGTCTTTGTTCGCCGCCGCGACGTCAGCGTCGACGATCACGCCCGCCGCGATCTGCGGGTTCGGGTAGCTGCCGCTCAGGTCGCCGCCCGCTGCACCGTTCGGCGGGCGCGGGTCGACGAAACGTGCGTCGTTCCCGGCAGCGGCCTGCTGCGCGCCCGTGCCGAGCGTGCGCAGCGAGCCCGTCGCTGCGACCGCGTCGACAGTCATCGGGTCGCTTCCCCCGGGCTGATGTGTGCCCGCGTGCAGCGTCGGCGTGCGCGCGTTGCTGAGCCGCGCGTCTGTGCCGCTGACGGCCTGCCTGTCGCCCGCGCCCAGGGTCCGCAGCGACGGCGTCGCGGGGATGCCGTCTTTGTTGGCGGCAGCGACGTCGCCGTCGACGATCGTGCCGTCGACGATGTGCCCCGACGTGATGACGTTCGCGGCGACGCTCGGGTTCGGGTAGGTGCCCGACAGCTGCCCGCCTGCGGGCCCGCTCGGCGGCAACGTCGTCGGGATGACGCCCGGCGCGAGATCGGCGGCGACGATCGTGTTGTCGGCGATGTGCGCGCTCGTGACCTTGCTGGGCCCGATCAGCGGGTTCGGGTAGGTGCCCGTCAGGTCGCCGCCCGCTGGGCCCGATGGCGGCAGCGTCGTCGGGTGGTGAGCGTCGACGTACGCCTTCGTCGCAGCATCCTGCGGGTTCGTCGGGTCGGCGGTCTGCGAGACGCGCTGCAAACCCATGTTCATGATCGAATTCGGAACCCGGATCTGATCGAGCGTCACGCTGCCTTCCATCGCCCGATCAGTCGCCGACGCGCCGTGCCCGAGCTGACGCAGCGCGGGCACGCCCGGCAGTGCGGTGCCCGTGCTGTAGCCCGTCGGCAGGATCGTGTCGTTCAGGTCGGTGATCACGACCGCGCCCGCGCGAATGTCGGGGTTCGGGTACGTGCCGCCCAGGTCGCCGCCTGCCGCACCCGACGGCGGCAACGTCGTCGGGATGACGCCCGGCGCAATCTTGACGCCGGTCACTGCCGCGTCAGCGAGCGCGGGCGTCGTGACTTTGCCTGCGCCGATCGTCGGGTTCGGATAGGCGCCCGTCAGGTCGCCGCCTGCCGCGCCGCTCGGCGGCAGCGAGCTCGGTACCGACGGGATGACGCCCGGCGCGATGTCACCCGCGACGATCGTGCCGTCGGCAATCTTCGCCGACGTGACAGCGTTCGGCGCGAGCTCGGCGTTCCCGATCGTGCCGTCGACGACCTTGCTCGCGTCGACGCTGTTCGGCGCCAGCTTCGCGAGCGTCACGCCGCCGTCTTTGAGCCCGAGCGTGTCGACGGGGATCTCGATACCGACGTTGTCGACGTTCACGTGCAGGTCGGTGCCGACGAGCGTCAGCCCGGCGCCCGCGACGATCGACGTGCCGCCCCCGCCGCCGCCGCCCGACACGACAGCCGAGCCGCTGCCGCCTGCGCCGCCCGTCGTCGGGATCGCAGCGGGCCACTCGATCGACCCTGTGCGCTCGACGCCTGTGCCCGCGACGGGCGCTCGGAACGCGAGCTCGGTCTGCCACTTGCTGTCGGGCCCGCTGATCGTGTGCGAGATCGAGATGACCTGGGCGGGCGCAGCGGTCAGCCCGGCGCGGTCGCACGTGATCGCGACGACGTCGTACAGGTCGAGCCATGCGAACCATGACTCGATCGCAGCGAAGTCGTCGCTCGGGTCGACGTGCAGCTGCATCGTGTTCAGCCGCAGCGCGGGCGTCGCGTTCGCGTCGAGAATCTGCTGCGCGAACGCCGACAGCACCGTCTCGTCTTCGACCATGCCCTGCACGGTGAAGTCGGCGCCCCAGACGTTCCACTCGCGGATGCTGTCTTCGTCGCGGTAGGGCCCGTAGATGACTTCGGTCGTCTCCTCTAGCTCGGCGTCGTACGACAGGTAGTGCAGCGTGATCTCGTTCATCAGGTTCTGCGAGTCGTACGCGATGCCTACGTCGATGTACGCGTCTTCGTCGAGCACGGGCCCGATCGGCGCGTCGGCGGCGTGCGCCCTGTCGACGGCGTACAGCACGCCCATGCGGTTGACCCAGGCATAGCCGAGCTCGGAGTCGCGGGTCACGTTCACCTGATCGAGCGCGGTCGCGTTCTCGTTCGTCGCGGCGATCGTCGCGCCGCCTGTCTGTGCGCCCGAGCCGTTCACGTTCCACGGCACGCCGCAGCCCTCTAGCACCGTCGGCAGCTCGGCGATGTGCCCGACGCCTTCGCTGCGTTTCTGATTCGCGAGTTTCTGCACGTTGTCGATCGCGGTCAGCTCGATCTCGGCCCGCTTCGCCGCGTCGGGTCGAGTCAGCTTGTACTCGACGACAGCGTGAGCGGTCGTGCCTGTGAACACTGGGCGCCAGACGCCGTCGAGCGCGTCGCGGGCGCTGAACCGCACGGCGCGCCCAGGTCGCACGATCGAGCTCTGCGACGGGTCGAGCGCGCTGTCGACGATGTGCGCCGTCAGCGATCCGACGTTCAGCGCTTCGCGGGTCACGCTGATGTCGTGCGTCGTGCCGAGCACGTCGACGTACGGCACGGGCGCGATGTACGACAGGTCGGTCGTCGAGATCGCGCCGTCGACGAACGGGCTCACTGTCTGCCCGAGCTCGACTTGCACGGCGTCGACGTAGAACGTGCTGAGCGGGTCGGCCCAGCCGCCGAAGTAGACGCCGACGCGCACGCCGTCGACGTCGACGGGCGCGGCGACGATGCGCGAGACGCGGTGCCAGCTCGTGTCGCCGAGCGTGTCGATGCCGCCGAAGTCGTCGTGCCTGACGAGCGTGCCGCCGAGATACCAGTCGACCGTGAGCCCGACGCTCACGGCCTGCGAGCTCGCGCTGCGCTTCGCGTACGCCGAGATCGCGTGATACTGCGCGCCGTACGCCTGCGCCGTCGCGCTCTGCTGCACGCCCGGATTCCCGCTCGGCGCTATCCGAATTGTCTCCTGACTGAACCCGCTGACGTGCGGCGTGCCGACGAACATGTGACTGACGAGCGCGCTGTTCGGCGTGCTGCCGTCGAAGTACCCGCCTTCGGCGTACTTTCCCGAGCCGCCGAGCTCTAGCAGCATCGAGTCGACCCACATCGAGTCGAGCGGCCCGACGGTGCCGCCCTGCCCGCCCTGATACGACTCGACTGCGACGCGGCAGTACGTCGCGCCCGGCAGCACGAAAGACGACCCGTCGAGTGTGTACCAGCTGCCCGCCGCAGGGTTCAGCGGCGACGCGGCGATCGTGCTGCTGCCGATCTCGGCGAGCGCGCTGTTATACCAACGAACGATCAGCTCGGCCTTGCTGTTCGCGTTCCAGCCCGCGTCGAAGCGAATGTCGGCACGGGCGCGCACGATGTCGCTGCCGTAGCTGACGGCGACGCCGTCTTGCAGCAGCCCAGCTCGCCGCTGCCGATTGCTGCTCGGCCCGACGACGCGCCAGCACGCGCCGCCGCTCGTGCCGCCCGCTTCGCGGGTGACGACGGCGCCGAATTCCGCCTGTACGTCGCTCATGCCGACTTCGGCGCTCGGGTTGCCAAACCAATTCGTACGCACGTTCTGATTCGTGTTCGTCACGCGCGCCGACGCGACGCCGTGCTGATGCTCGCCCGTGTCGCGGGCGATCGACGTCGTGCCCGTCGGCGCCCAGCTCGACAGGTCGACTTCGAAGCTCGGATTAGTGACTAGGTTCGTGACGTTCGTGCCGAGCGCGGCAGCCGTCGCAGCGGTCGCGACCGTGACGCGGTTCAGGAACACGTACGTCGCTGCCGAGCTCGGCGGCACGCCCGCCGCGCTGCCGTAGACGTCGAAGCGCAGCCGCACGTACACAGTCGCCGCAGGCATCAGGTACGGCCCCAGCGCGAACGTGCCCGTTACCCCGGGCCCGCCGACATAGTTGCTCTGCGGCGACGACGAGAGCAGCGCCTGATTCGTGTCGAGAAATTCGAACCGCGCCCGCACGAACCAGCCCGCCGCAGGGATCTGCCAGGAAGCCGCGACGTACTGCGGGCTGACGGTCGGAACCGACATCGCCTCAGTCGAGAATGCCTGCGGCTGATTCGCGGCCACGGTGTACCGCAGCGACCTGACGCTGCTGCTGTTCGGGTAGCCCTCCATCAGCGATGTTGCGACGGGCGTCAGCCATCCCCAGCCGCCGAGCTCGCCGTTCGGGTTCGGCACGATGTTCACGAGCGCGCCCGGCAGCGGGTCGCCTTCGATCTCTAGGCGCAGCGCCCGCCCCAGCGGCTTGACGGTCGAGCTCATGCCCGAGCCCTGCCGCCCGCCGAGCGGTACGCGTCGAGATCGAGCTGTATCTGCCGCCCGCGCTCTAGCTGACTGACCTGCTGCGACGTCAGCGTCACGGTTACGCGCTGCTTCTCGCCGCCCTTGACGGCCTCGCCGCTCGGTTGCTTCGCGCCCTTCGCCTTCGTCGGCTTCACCTCGGCGAGCTCGGCCTTGACGGCAGCGGCGAGCGCGGCTGCCATCCTGCGAGCCGTGTCGTTCAGGTCCTTTTGATGCGCTTGCAGCTGCGTCACGAGCGCGTCGGCGGCGACGGTGCCGAGCTGATTGCCGCCGACGTCGAACTTGTCGGCGAGCGTCTGCCCGAGCGCGCCGCCCGACGCAGCGATCTGCCGTTCTAGCTCGGCGATCTGATCGACGGCGGTCTGCCCGCCCGAGACGATCGCGCGCACCGTCGCGAGCGCGGCCTCGGGCCCTTGCGCGGTCAGCTGCTCGATCGTCGTCTGCGACAGCCCCTGGGCGGCGAGCTGGGCGACGAGCCGCTGAAACTCTGCCGCGTCGGCGGCGCGCTTGCGCAGCTCGGCGAGCAGCTTCGTCAGCGAGACTTTGCCCGTGTCGGATCGGCCTAGCTGCGTGATGTCGCCGAAGCTGACGAACGTGTCGCGGATGCTGTTCGCGTAGTCGTGAAACTTCTGGGCGACGTCGACCGCGTGCGTCAGCGCGTCGTTGTTCTGCTGCTGCGCCTTCGCGTTCGCGCGCAGCAGCCGGTACCGCTTGCTGAGATCGTCGAGTATCGCCTTGCTGCGCTTCGCGGCCTGCTTGTCATCCTTCACCCGCTTGTCGACGATCTGCCTGACGTAGTCAGTCGCCTTGCCGAGCGCGTCGCGGATCTCGTCGGCGGTCAGCTGGGCGCCCTTCCCGATCGGGCCGAACAGCGACTGAGCGAGCGCTGCGCTGTGCTTGCTCGCGCCCTTCGCTGCGCCCTTCCCGAACGCGTCGCCCAGGCGCTCGCCGTACAGCGCCATCTTGTCGCTCTGCTGCCGCTGCTCCTGCGGCTTGGGCGCGGCACGCTGCGTCTGCTCGCCCTGCGGCCCGAGCGCGGGCTTGTTGCTGCCGTGCACGGTGATCAGGTGCGTCGTCACGTAGACGTCTTCATCGTGCAGCGCGTTCATCCTGTCGATCAGCGTCTGCACCTGCCGCGCTGACGTGTCGGCGCCGGTCGCAGCGATCAGCGTTTTGACCTGCTTCGGCGTCAGCTCGTACTTGCGAGTCAGGTCGGCGATCGCGCGCGCCGTCGGCTCGATGCCCTCCTCTTGGATGACGGTTTTCACCTGCGGCGGGATGCCCTTCAGCTTCCCGCTGTAGTCGGCTGTCGCGGCGCTCGTCGCGCGGATCTCGCGCCCGGCATCCTTCAGAACGCCCGGCATCTTTTCCAGCTCGGCGATCGAGCCCTGCGCCGCCTTTTTCTGCAGCTCTAGCGCGTCGTACTGCTCGCCCGCTGCCTTCGTAAAGCCGGTGTCAGTGAAGTTGTTGGCATCCTCAGCGAGCCGCGCCTGCGCGTCGTCAGCGGCCTTCACCTGCCCCTGATAGTCGGCGATCAGCGGGTTGATCTGACGCAGCGCGTCGGCCTGCCCTAGCGCGGCATTGATCAGCGTGCGCTGACTTATGCCGTACTTGTCGGCTGTCTCGATCAGCCCGGCATCGCCGAGCTTGCGCAGCGCCGCCGCGCGGGTCGCGCCCGTGTAGGCGCCGGTCACCTGATCGAGCGTGTCTTTCAGGTCGCCGAGCGACTTCTTCGCCTGCTCGACAGGGTCGATCGCGGCAATCTCGCGGTAACTATCCTGGGCAGCCGCGCCAGCGTCTTTCGTGTTCACGACGAGCGTGTACATCAGCCCGGCGAGCCCGCCGATACCTGCGCCGATCGGCCCGCCGACAGCGAACCCGGTAGCAGCGCCGCCCAGCGTCGTCAGCAGCGCGCCCGTCGCGCTGTCGGTCTGCTGCATGCCGACGGTCAGCGCGCCGATGCCTGCGATGCCTGCCGCGCCCTTCGCGGCTGCGGCGAGCTTGCTCGTCGACTTCTCGGCGGTCGCCAGGGTGCCAGACGTCGTCGCGGTCACCCCTGCGGCGACGCCCTGCGCGCCGTTCACTTCGCGGATGACGACGGCCAGCTCGCGGTTCGCGACGATCAGCCGTCGGGTCGCGACGAGCTGCAACCCTAGGCCGATCAGCGAGTCGCGCCCCGCGATGTTGTTCAGCGTCTGCGCTGCCTTCAGCCCGATGTACCCCGCGATGATCAGCGGCAGCACCTTGCGCAGCAGGGTTAGGTGATCGGCGGCGAACCCGATCAGGGTTGAGAACACTTTGAGCGAGCTGTTCACGCTCTCGACGCTGACGCCTGCGAGCGCGGGCCCGAGCTCGTGCAGCGTGTCGGCGAGATCGCCCACGGACTGCCCCATGCTCTGCCAGTCGATGTCGCCCAGGCTGTCGCCGATCTCGCCGAGCTTCGCGCTCGGGTCGCCGCTGACCATGTTCTCTAGCGCGGCCTGTACTTCGGGTAGGTACTGCTTCGCCAGCCGTCGCAGCGTCGGCATCAGGTCGTCGTTCAGCCGCGCGAACAGCGCGCTCACGACGGGCAGCAGCGCCTTGCCGATCCTCGCTTTCAGGTTGTCCCACTGTGCGCCGAGAATCTGCTGCTGCTCGGCGAGCGTCTGACTCTGCTTCGCGAATTGACCCTGTGCGATCGCGCCCTGCTTGCTGATCAGCGACAGCGTCGCTTGCCGCTTGTACGCGGTCTGCGTGGCGCTGCTGAGCTTGCCGAAGTCGGCGGTCGTCTTGACGCCCGCTAGGCGCATCGCCTCTAGGTTCACCTTGCTCTGTAGCAGGGTGATGCCGAAGTTTTGCAGCGGGTCGAATTCGCCCTTGAACGCCGACGCGAGCGCGTCGACGGCGTCTTTCGTCTCGCCGCCGTAGGTCGCGGCGAGATCCGACGCGGTGCCGATCAGCCCGAGCGTCGAGTCGCGCAGCTTGTCTTGCTGCTCGCCCTGATTGAGCAGCAGCGATCCGATGATGTTCGCGCTCTCGCGGTACTGATTGCCGCTCAGCCCGAACGCGTCGGCTGCTCGTCTGCCGTCGCGGATGACCTGATCGGCGAACTTGCCGAAGACGGCCTGTGTGCCGCCGAGCGACTGCTGTGCCGCCGACGCTGCGTCGATCGACGCTTTGCCCAGCAGCGCGAGCCCGCCCGCTGCGGCGACGCCCGCCGCTAGGGCGATCTTGCCGACGGCCCTGCCGAACGATCCGAGCTTGCTCTGCGACTGATCGAGCGCGCTCTGTAGCGAGGAGTTGTCGCCGACGATCGCGACTTTGACTGTCGCATCAGCCATGTCAGCGACTCCTCTCGTTCACGATGTCGACGAACGCTTCGACTTCCCAGCCCGTCAGCTGCTCGTACTCGCTGGGCTGCACTCCTGTCGCCAGACAGAACGCGGCCTTGCGCTGCGCCCGCTCGGCGCTCAGCTCGGCGATGTCGACGGCTCGTCTTTTCCCGCTTCGTCTTCGTCGTCGTCGTCGGCGGCAGCTGACGACAGCCCGAGCTCGCGCGTGATGTCGGTCAGCGTGCGGCTGCTCATGTAGTCGTCGTACTTCGATCGCGGCTCGTGACGGCGGTACATGACCCAGCCGAGCGCGCCGAGCAGCCCGGCCTGCGGGTGCCGTTCGTTGCCGAGCGTCGTGATGCTCTGCGCGGCCTGCCGTTCGGCCATCGCCGTTTCGGCAGCGGTCAGGCTGTCGATGCCCTTCGGCTGCACGACGTCGTCGGGCGGCTCGGGCTCAGGTACGGCTTGCATGCGTTCCCCTTTCCTGGGCGCGGTCATCAGCCGAGCCCTTCCTTGCGAATGTCGCGGCGGATCTCGGCAGCCAGCGCATCGGCTGCCTGCGGGCCCTTCGGGTCGGCGGCGCGCTGCGCGAACAGGTGCGCGGCGATGCCCCTGCGTGACCAGCCGAAGTTTTGTACGCCCGCGTACGGCACGCCGCCGAGCGTCACGCCGCCAGCTCGACGGGTGGCGCTCGACGCGATGCCTGCGGCGAGCCGCCCTGTCACCTTCGGCGCGTAGTTGCGTTCGGCGGCTGCGATCGCGTCGGCGACGCCTGCGAAGACGGCGTGCATGTCGTCGACGTCGTGCGACAGCCTGCCCAGGCGACGGGCGACGTCGTCGGCGCCCGTCATCTCGACCCGTACGACGTCGCCGCTCACGTCGTCACCCGCGTCGGGTTCTCCGTGCAGGTGAGCCGCGCATCGAACGCCCAGCGCGCACCCGCCTCGCCGCCGATCGGCGGTTTGCGGTCGACGGTGACTTCGCCTGTGAACACAGGCGTCGACGTCGTCGGCGCGTCGACGCCGTACGGATTGAATTCGTACGGGATCGGCACGTACGCGGGTGTGTCCCAGAGCAGCGACCAGAACGAACCCGCGCCGTAATCGGGCAGCCCAGACACGGTGAAAAACCAGCGCTTGTCGTTACCCGCGACGACGTCGCCGAACGTCACGAGCTCGGCGTCGGCGTCTTCGTTGTCGAGCACGATCGACGTCGAGTCGCAATTGATCTCGACGCTGCCGAACGTGAGTGACAGCCGCCTGCCGTCGATGCGCATGCGCTAGCCCGCTTCCTCGCTGCTGTCGTCGACCTGGGCGACGTCGTCTTCGCTACCGAGCTCGCTCGGCGCTTCCCGCAAAGACGTGCCTAAGGGACCGTGCCGTCAGTGATCGCCCCGACCACGGCGAGCGCGATGTCGCCAGTCATCGCCGCACCCGCGTCGCCGCCGAAGGGCGTGTCGTTCTGCGGCTTGCAGGCGAACGATCGCGTCGAGCTGCCGACGGTGAGCACCGCGTCGATCTCGGCGTCGGTGATGTAGGCGGTATGCAGCATGTCGAAGACGCTGTCGGGCGTGCCCGGCGCGACGCCCGACGTGTGTCCGTAATCCTGAAACCCGCTGATGTTGAGCGTGTACTTCGGCGTACCGCTGACGTCTTCCGCACCGCAGAACGTCGTCAGCGTCTCGGCGCCTTCGGGCTCGTCGACGAGCTGCGCTGTCGTCAGCTGGCACTCGACCTGATCTGTGTCGAGCATCAGCGTCAGCGTCTTGATCGAATTGATTGCCATGCCGTTTCCCTTCCTGATCCTCAGGCGCGAACGCGAACCCTGAGCTCGTACGCGGGCAGGTCTGTGCCCGCGACTGCGACCGTCGACGGGCGAGCCGTCAGCGGCGTGATGTCGAAGACGCCGTCGGGCGGGTCGGCGTCGTTCAGCGCGACCGCGACGGCGGCGACGAACGCGCTGAGCTTGCGCTGTGCGTCGCGGTCGTTAGCCCGCTCGACGACGATCGCGACGGGGAAAGTCCATCGGGCGAAGCAGAACGGTGCTTCGGGGTCGGTGTAGTCGATCTCGGGCTGTGCGATGACGGCGACGGGCGGGCGTGCGGCGTCTGAGATCCACCATGTAACCCGCAACCCTTCGACGGTTCCGATGATGTCGGCGAGCACCTGGGCGACGTCGGCTGTCTGTGCGGTCGTGACGGCCATCAGGCGATCGGCGTTCTGAGCCACGGGCCCTCTAGGCGCACGATGTCGGCGTCGATCGACGGCAGCCGCGCGGCAGCGAAGTCGCCGCCCGTGCCAGTGATGCCGACGACGCCTTCGGGCGAGCTGCGCCGAGCCGTGTACCGCTGCGTGCGCAGCAGCAGAGCTTCGTACAGGTCGGGCTCGACGTACGGCTCGTCGTCGATGTCGAGCGGGTAGAAACAGACGCGCAGCTGTGCCGCGATCGCCGCGTCGAGCGAGCGCTGTAGCAGCGCGTCGTCGGCAGTGTCTTCGGCCTCTAGCCCGAGCCATTCCTTGACGTCGTCGAGATCAGGCACGCCGTTCGGCGCGCCCGACACAGACGCGGGCGCGGGCGCGGGCAGCACCCCGGCCTGCGAAGCCTGCGTCTGTGTCGGGTCGCTCATGCCATCCCCTACGGCCCGACCACGGGCCCGGTCGCTTCGACGAGCGCCTGCGGGCGCACGACGGCGGTCAGCCCGCGACGCTCGGCGAGCAGCGTGAAGACGTTGCTCAGGAACGTGTCGGCGTGACTGTCGGTGATGTACAGGGCGATCGCGCTGCGCGTGTAGTGGTGAATCGCGCTTCGGAAGTCGCCGACGACAGCCGTACCAGCGGTCTGCGCGCTCGACGGGATCGGCGTCAGTCCCCAGAACGTCTGATTGACGCGCGGCCCGCCCAGGGTGTCGCCCATGACGGCGACGTCGAGCGCGGCCCAGTCGCTCGGGTTGAGCAGCACAGCCGTCGGCGTGTAGCCCGCTTCCTGCACGGTGCCCATGCCTTCGCGGATGCCTGCGAGCAGGCTTTCGGTGCTCGCGACGTCGGGAATCGTGCCCGACGCGGCTGCCAGCACCGCGACCGCGTCGGCTTCCTCGGCCCGGGCGACGTCGCGCCGCAGCTCGCCGTCGATCAGCGAACGCACAGCGGCGAAATCTTCGATCAGCTGCCGCGTCAGCTGCGTGTACACAGCCCAGGTGTCGAGCGTGTCGGCGGTGACGGTCGGCGCCCATTCTGCCGACGGCTTCGGCGCCTTCTCAGCGACCTTTGCGGCGCCGCCTGCGATCTTCGCCCAGCTCACGTATTCGATCGCGTTGCCGCTGACAGTGATCTGCGTGACGTTGTCCATCAGCGGGGTCGGCGCGAGCGGCGGCGTCAGGTCGACGCTGTACTTCGCCGACGTCAGCCCAGCGGCGACGAGATCGGCGACGCCCGTCGGCAGCCCAGCACGCGTCTGCACGTCGTCGTCGAGCTCGAACATGCCGCTCGTACCGCGCCCGCGATAGTTGCGGAATTCGTCGCTACGGGTGAACGCGGCGCCCCAGCTCTCGCGCGTCTGTACGCGCTGCTGCTGCGGCTCGTCGGCGCGCTGCTGTCGCTGCTGCGCTGCCTTCGCGAGCTTGCCGTCGAGCTTGTCGGCGGCGCTCTGCTGCTCGATCAGCTCGGCGAGCGAGGCGACGCGGGCGTCGAGATCGGAAGCGCGGCTGCGCAGCTCGACGTACGTCTTGTCGTCAGGATTGAAGTCGTCAGATTCGGCGATCGCGACGGCGGCTGCGCGCGTCTCGTCGCGTTCAGAGCAGAGCTTGTCGAGTACGGCTGTAGACATGGCGGGCCCTCCTGAGCACGCTCGTTTACGGAGCGGCGGAGGGTGTGCGTCGCGCGATCTGCTCGGGATGGCCCACGGGCACGACGGGCCCGTACTGGGCGCGTCTGCGTGCGCTGCCTATATCGCGAGGTCGGGCGGTTTGCCTGCACCTACTTGCGCCGCCGACTGTACGCGCGATCAGCTGTCGTGCCCAGGGCCCGCCGTCAGCGTCGCGAGGTAAGCGAGCTCGCGTTCGCGTGCCCGGTCGGCTTCGGCGGCACGTACCGACAGCACCCGCGCGTCGCGACCGTAGACGCCCGCCGCGACGGGCGAGCAGCCGAGCAGCAGCGCGCGATCGTGCCGCACGAGCATGCCGCTGTCGCGTCGGGTGACCCGCATGTGCTTGCGCATCGGCGCGAATTCGACGCTCATCTCGTCGAGCACCTTCGCGCTCAGCAGCGTCAGCACGTCACGGCCCGCGACAGTGTCGGCGATCCGCAGCCGCCCGTAATGCCCGTCGGCTTCGTCGCGCAGCTCGATCGCGTTGCCGATCACGGTGCTGCGGTCGTGCTGCTGATCGGTGACCTTGCAGCGCCCAGGGTTGCCGACGGCGGCAGCGAACGCGCCACGGGTGAACACTTCGACGAGCCCTTCGTCGAGCTCTGCTTCGACTTCGTACGGCACGATCTTCACTTCGACGATGCCGTGCTCGTCGTCGACGTCGACGACCTGGGCTGCGCGCACCTGCACGCCGTCGAGTACGTCAGCTGTCATCGTCATCGCGCGCCGCCTTCCGCTTCGGCTTCGGCTGCTCGACGGGCTCGGGCTCGGGCTCGCGCGCCTTGCCCGCATGCTTCGGCTGCGGCGGCTTCGCCGCCCGAGCTTCGCGGCGCCGTAGTTTCTTGTTCGGCATGGCTGTCACTTCCTTCGTTTGCGCAGCGACGGGTAACGCCTGAGTACGGCGCGTCGGATCGTCGACGGGCTGCCGACGGTGTCTTTGCGAGCGCTGTACGACAGCGCCGCACGGGCCCGCTTCTTTGTGTCGATCGGGTATTTGCGTTTGCTCGGCAGCGCGAACGCCGAGCGCGGCAGCTGCTTGCGACGGGCGGCTCTCATCTCGGTACCTGCTCGACGGGCTCGGGCAGCGTGACGCCCTGGGCGAGCAGGTACTTCGCGATCGCTAGCGGCGGCGTCGAGCACCAGCCGCGCACCTGGGCGCTGCGTTTGATCAGCCGCGCGAGCTCGTCTGCCTGCACGTCGAGCGGCGCCGTCATCGGCGCAGCGCAGACGGTCGGGCCCGAGCTGGCACGGGCTCGGGCCCGCCGCCGTCGGTGGGTTCAGCGCCCTGATCGGGCACGACTTGCAGCTGCGGCGGCACGGGCATCGGCTCGGGTTCGGGCAGCGGCGGCAGCCCTTCGGATGCGCGCCATTCGTCGACGGTGATCAGCCCAGCGTCGACGCCGAGCTTGCCCGTTTCGACGCGCGTCTTTAGGTCGGGCTGGGCGAAGCTGTCGAGCGAGACGAGCACGCCGTTCGTGCCCGGCAGCAGCGCGCTCAGCGTGTCTTGCAGCCCAGTGACCCACGGGCTCAGCGCGTAGTCGCGGTGATTGACCCAGGCATCGCGAACGTTGTTGTACGTCGCGCTGTTCGCGAGCGACACGTTCAGCGTCACGGGATCGAGCCCGAACGCGAAAGCTACGTCGGCGATCGCGAGCCGCTTGCTCTCGCCGATCGCGGCGTCGACGGGTGAGAACGTCAGCGGGGTAAACGACGTCGTCGCGTTCAGCACGGCGATGCTGCGACGGTCGCCGCCGTGCGCGAGCATCCATGACGCTTTGAGCTCGTCGGCCTGCGTCTGCGTGAACCCGGGCGTCTCGGTTTTCAGGTAGCCAGCTGGCACGCCGCTGCGGAACGTGCCCGACATGTACGAGCTGATCTGCGCGCCGAGTTGGAACGCGTCGGGCGACATCGCGAACACGCCGAGCGACGTGCCTTCGATGTCGACTTCGCTGAGCGGGTTGCGCAGCACGGTCAGCCGGTAGCGCACGGGCCCGAGCTGTAGGAACCCGTCGCGATCGAACGTCGCGGGATCTCCCGATGCGTCGTCGATCGACCAGTGCAGCGCGCCGTCGTCGTCGCGCACCGTCGTCAGGTAGCGCGGGTCGACGAGCTTGCAGGTTCCTGCAAGCGGCTGCCCCGTGTCGAGATCGGGAATCGACAGGAATGCGCCCAGCCCATACCAGAGCGCAGCCCTGACGAGCCCGCCCCAGAACGCCGAGCGCGACAGCCGCAGCACGGCGGGATACACGCTGTCGACGATGCGCGCGTCGGGTCGCAGCAGCATCGGATCGCGCAGCCATGACGGCGTCGGCACGGGCTCGCCGATCTGCCCTTCGCTGACGACGCGGTACGGCGCCGCGCACAGCGGCCCGACGATCAGCGACGTAGCCCGTACGACGACAGCTGTCGCGCCAGCTGTCGAGTAGGGCCCGTTCGGGCCGATCGGTACCGCGCCGCCGCCGCTGTCGATGCCGTACCACCAGTCAGACGGGCCCGAGCCGCCGCCGCCCAACCACGTGATCGGCGGGTACGCCGACGGGTACCCGAGCGGGTCGTTCACGAGCGGGTCGTTCGCGCCGTAACGCGCGTACCTAGCTCGGTTCAGACCTGCGACGTGACGCGGCATGCGAGTTTCCTGACCAGAGATCCGGGTCGGACACTCGACCATGCGGGCGGCAGCTGACGCTTAGCTGCGCTGCTGGGCACTGTACGCGTGATCTGAGCGGGTTAGAACACGCGCGCGGGCTCGGGTGCCGACAGCGCCCGCTGAGCCGCCCAGACGGTCACCTTGATCGCGTCGTTTCGCGACTTGCTCACCAGTCGCGGGCCATCGTTGCCCGGCAGCGTGCGCAGCTGCGCGACCTGTACGCCGAGCACGTCGGCGTCGCCGACGCGCAGCGTGTCGTCGTCGAGCATCCTGCGCAGCTCCTCCACGGCGACGCGCGACGTCATGCCGACGGCTTCGACGGCCAGCGTGCGGAACACAGGCGAGCTCAGCAGCGACTTGCCGACGACGACGACGCCCGGGCTCGACGACTGCGCCCAGGCGACGGCGCTCGGCACATCGGGGAACGCTTCGACGTCGACGAGCACCCGCCCGTCGACGACCCAGGCGAGCGCCGCGCAGACGCCCTCGCTGAACCATGACTCGACGGCGGCGACGGCGGGCGCCGAGCTCGGGCGCGAGCCCGCCTGCACGCTCGCCCATTCGGCGTCGGTGACCAGAGCTCGCCCGGGCGTGATGCGCTTGCGCGACGCAGGCGGCCAGACGTTCAGGTACTGGGCTCGGAAGCCCTCTAGCGGGTCGGGGTCGTCGACTTCGGCGTCGGCTTCGCCGCGTACCGCGCGGTCGTACTTGCCGCCGATCATCCGCAGCCGCTGATCGGACCAGTACGGCGACGCCCGGCGCCAGGTCTCAGGGTCGCCGATCGCGTCGTCGCGGCCCGCGCACCACAGCATCAGCAGCGTGTCGGTCACGTCGCCGTCGCGGATCTCGGCGAGCGCCGTGTCGATCCGCTTGCGCATCAGCGAGGTAGCCCGACGGTGCGCCGTCGACAGCAGCCACAGCTGCGGGTTCGTGCGCTCCATCAGCGCGGGTTCTAGCCCGTCGTCGACGACGATCGGGTCGACGCCCCAGCCTTCGTCGATGATGCCGAGCCCGACGTCGTACCCGTAGACGCTCGGCGTGCCGCGCACCAGCCAGCGGCTGCCGTCGGGCGTCTCGATCTCCTCGCTGCCGTTCTGCTGCCGCACGTGCCAGCCGTACAGCTTCGCCCAATTCCACGCGCGTCGGTGGATCTCGCGAGCGATGAAAGCGTCTTTGCCTGTGTGCAGCGCAAGCTGCTGCTCGCCGAACAGCTCGGAATGCGCGATCCGGTACAGCGCGACGCAGCGCAGCCTGATCGACTTGCCCGCCCGGCGCGGCGTCGACTCGATCACGGACTGCCAGACGAGCACGCCGTTCGCGTCGTGTTCCAGCTGACGGCGCAGCGCGAACCGCTGCCAGTGCCGCAGCACGACGCCGTGCTCGGCTTCGATCCAGCGCTCGGCGTCGGCGCCCCAGCTGCCGACCGCGCTCGGGTGCTGCCCCGTCATGTACCTGGGCCAGCTGAAATCGGGCGGCGCGTCGCCGAGATCGGCCAGCCACGGCACGGAAGCGATCGAGCTCGGATCGAAGACGGGATCGTCGGGCGTGATCGGGCGGGTTTCGCCAGAGTCGGCACGGTGTTCCCCCAGATCGGTAGAGCTCACG